CACACTCAATTTTAAAATTTTCGAATAAGTTACTCCTTACTTTAACACTAGTTAGTGTCATTTCTTTACTATTTGTCATAATTTTTATATTTTAATATTTAAATATACATATATGCGGATTCTAAAATGTCGCGGGGCATAGATGAGTTTTATGGAAAGCACACCAATTACAATTATTATTTGGATTATTAGGTGTTGCATTATGTTCTACTTCTGCATAGCCATCCCTAGTAAATGCTTTTGTAATAAATTCATTTAAAGCATTTGTTGCTTTGTTTAATTTTACTTTACCAGATGCCGGTACGAATCTTTGTATTCTAGGTATTACAAAATCTTCGCTTTCGTATAATTTTCTTTTTACTATAAAGAATTCAATATTAATATTTTCTAAAGGTACATTAAAGGTTTCACTAAAAAACTTTTTATATAATATTAGTTGGAATTGTTTGTCTTCATCCTTTTTAGCCCATTTATTCCAACCCTTAGTTGATGTTTTTATATCAATTATATCGAATTTCTTTGTGTTTTCGTTGTATAGTACGAGATCTAAATAACCCTGGTATAATACGTTTGTATATCGCTTATTAGGCATTATTATAAGTGGTACTTCGCATCCTGCTAAATATGTACCACGTTTTGAGAAATATTTTCCTCGATTCTTCATTAAGTGGTTAATTATATTAACTCCATCTTCAAAAAATTCCCTTAATTCAATGGCATCGCTAAAATGCCCATTATTTTTTTTATATTGTACTCTATATTCTTCTGATAGTTTTTCTTCAAAAAAACCAATAATATCTTCTCTATCAGCAGCCGCTGCACTTTCATCATACATTATGGTTAAATAATGTTGCACTGCCTCATGTAGAGCTGTTCCAAATACCGTGTGTATTGTAGGGGTATACGTTTTATGACCTTCTTTATATTGTAATGACCATTTTTTAGGACATTGTCTAAACATAGAAAGTTGGGAGAAAGAAACATTTTTCTGGAACGCATGGTTAATGGGTTCAGGATCATAGTTTCTAACTAAATTTACAATAGCTGGTATTTTTTTCTTTGACATTTATTTCCATTTACCTCGAGTGACTAACATTGCTATAATTCCATAATTAGATATATCTACCCAACTATCAATTGATGCTTCATCGGCAACATAAGTTTTACCATTACGTTTTAAAATATTTTTTAGTCTATTTATCTTATCATTACATCTAAGCCATATACCTGTAAGTGAAAGATCTCTATCTTCAGGTGTATTTAAATCTGAACCTAATGAAATATTTCCTAAACCATAATCCATCATTTTACTAGCAAATAAATCATATTGTTCATTTTGAATTTTTTGAAATTCAATTGCTAGCTCGGGGTATGTTTTTTCAAAATCAGATTTTGTTCTAATTTTTTTAGGTTTGATATCTTCAGACCCTGGATTATTTTCATAATATTTTTCTACTGTGCTGCTCATTATACAATTGTTTTTTTATTAAAATATAATTTTAATGTGATTAATCTATCATCAGCATCTACTAAGGATATTAATGCTTCTTCAGCATTTTTATAAAAATCACCAGTTGAATGATCTCCAATCCCCACTGCTTTACTCCCTAATAATTCTAAACTAAGTAATGCTTTTGCTTTGTCTGCTTCTGCTGATGTTTTCAGCATTTCGTACAGTTTTGTTGTCATGTTTTTAATAGTTGAGTTATTTCTTTTTTTTCTTTTCCTATAGATAATAGGATATCTTTAATTCCCATCTTTCCTATTACGTCAATATAATGATCAGCTTCATGAGATCCACATTCAAAATAGCCAGCTATTAAACTTAATAGGTCTTTATTTTTAGATTTAATACTAGATTTAATATATTTATTCCATACTTTTTTCTTAGGAATCAAACTACAATAAAAATTATAAATTCCTATTTTATCAGTAGGGTGCATTCTTTGAGCTATGTTAGATATTTCAATATTTTTTTGCCCCATAGAAATAAATCTATGAACCATATAAGAATTCCAACTCTCCCAATCTTCATCTGAAAAAGTAGATGATGGTGATTTATTAACTGTAATTTCATCTAACCAATCCCAAAGTTTCATATGTTGTATTGTTTGTGTGAGGATTTCCATCCTCTATAATATAAATCTTGAGTAGCTTCATTAATTCCCCAATATCCTCTTGTTAATCTATCCCAATACGGGACAGATTTAAAATCAATAGGTGCTCTATTTTGGTAAAAATTTTCCCACCCATCTATTTTAGTTGTAAATGGAGATGCAATAGGGTTAGAATTTAAAGTACCATGTTCTGATCTCCCTAACCCAGCACAAGTCATTATAAACATACCATTAGGTTTTAAATGACTAATCATATTTGCTATTGTTAAATCATAAAATGGATCATGTTCAAATACTTCAAAGGCTGACACTACATCAAATTTCTCTTCACTTCTATAATCATGTCCTCTACCTACCCAATCAACCCATATTCCATCTTCTAAGTCAACACCCACCCACTCACAGTCTTTAACGTGAGCTGTTGGGTGGGGGTATCCATTAGCTGATCCTATATCTAACCATCTTTTCTTATAGAAGAATTCGGGGAATAGACATTTAGTCTCATAGATAAAATGCATTGGTTCGTGATGCATTATGCTATAGTATGATCTTTATACTCATCTCTTAATTCTACTGGAATTGTTGATGTTAGTATTTTTCCTGTTCCAGGATCAAAAAATACAGGAATAGGCATAATAGCATCTTCTTCAGCACCTACTACAAATTTAGATACTTGACGAAGTAATACTCCTTGTTGAAAAACTACCCCACCTGATGGAGTTTCGATTGATGTAGTGTTTTTTACATCTACATTCATTTGTTGTGCTTGCGGTTGTTTTGCCATTTTAATTTAATTTAATTTATTATTATTATTTATTTATTTATTTAACTTAATTAATTGATTTATTAATGCCATACAATTAATTTCTTTATCAATTCTAAAATTAGATTGATATGAATACTCGTTTATGTAATATGCTACCATACCTTCTTGGCCTAAAGCAAATATGTGTGAATGATCATAAAGATACCTATACAGTTCTTCAAAATCTTGCACATTAGCATCTGCAATTATTTGCCTAATATCATTAAAGCAAGGTCTATTATCTGATAATTCCTTCAATATTTTTTTCATATAACTTGAAGATACTAATATTGTTTTATCTACAACGATATGATCACCATCTTCTACATTAGAAACCTGTAAGGTATTAAGTACTTTACGAATATCTGGGTAATGTTGATTAATAACTAATCTTAAATCATCACTCCCCATTCCTAAATTTTCTTTTTTAAGAATATCTATAACATGGTAAGCTATATCTTGTTTTGATGGTGGTATAACTTTTAATACTTGGCATCTAGATTGTAAAGGATCAATTACACGTTCAATATAATTACAAGTCATTATAAATCTAGTGGTACGTGAAAATGTTTCAATTACATTACGAAGAGAAGCTTGAGCTTGAATCGTAAGAAAATCTGCTTCATCTAAAATAATAACCTTAAGTGGAGAAAAAGACATTGTGCTTGCAAACCCTGATACTTTATCTCTAATAGTTTCAATACCACGCTCATCAGAAGCATTAATGTATAAGTAATCACAATCTAAACTTTTAACAATAATCTTTGCTAATGTTGTTTTACCAGTTCCAGCAGGACCATAAAATATTAAATTTTGTATATCATTTTGGTTTAAATATGTTGATATTGATTTTTTTATGTTTTCGTTGCCAACATAATTATCTAATGTTGTAGGTCTATATTTTTCAACCCACAGTGAATGCTCTTTATTCATAACTTTTATTTATATTAATATACGAAATTTATTTTAAATATCCAAACTTAAATGCCTTGCCTAAATTCACCATACATGCCGTAAGTTTTAGGAGCATCTTTTTTAATTTCAATTTTTGTTGTTTGGATTGCATATAATTTACTATCCATAGGATCTAATCTATAAGCCCCATTAAAATTAGTTTGGTGATAAAATGCTTCTAAAGCATCAGTTAGATTATTAAATACCTCTTTTTTAGGATCACCTTGGAGTGACCACCTGTCTCCAGGTGGCACTCTTATAGCGATTAACTCATTATGTTCAACTATTTTCTTTTCCATAATTTACATCATTGGGTGAGAAGTTTCTGGAGTTGGTGGTTTAATTTCAGGATGATCAACTACCACACACTCGGTTAATAAAATAGTTCCTGCTACAGAGGCTGCATTTTCAAGAGCTGTAATTGTAACTTTTGTAGGATCTAATATTCCTGCTTCTGTCATATTAACAGTTTTACTTACACTTAAATCATAACCAGCCCAATTATCTCCTCCATTACAGAGATCATTTGCTAGCATTTCAGCCTTAGTATTATCATATCCGGCATTAACCAATATTTGATTAAATGGTTTTCTACATGCTTTTTTTACTATTTTATACCCTAAAGAACTAGTATCTAATCCATTAGAAGCATATAATAGAGCTGCTCCACCACCTGGTACTATACCACTTTCAAGTGCTGCTTTTGTAGCATGTAAAGCATCATCAACTCTATCTTTTCTTTCTGCCATTTCTACTTCAGTCATACCGCCAACATGAACTATAGAAACTCCACCAATCATTTTTGCTAAACGAGATTGTAAATGTTCTATAATATATGGGGTATCTTCTTTTTCAATTTGAGTTTGTAAATTAGCAACATGGTCCTCTATATCATCTTGATCACCTTTACCATCAACAATAGTTGTTTGTTCTTTAGTAATAGTTACAGCACGTGCTTCTCCAAACCATTCCCAACTAAATTTATCAAGTTTCATACCTTTATCTTTATCAAAAACAGTACCTCCTGTTAATTTAGCTATATCCTCTAAAACTAGCTTTCTTCTATCACCAAAATCAGGTGCTTTAATTGCTGCTACTTTAAGAATTCCTCTTGCTTTATTCACAATAAGAGTAGCTAATGCCTCACCTTCAATATCTTCAGCAATTATAAGTAATGATTTATTTGCACTAGAAACACTTTCTAAAATAGGTAGTAAATCTTTAACTTGAGTAAATTTATGATCTGCTATTAAAATATAAGTATCTTCAAGAGTACAACTCATATCGGAGTTATTAGTAACAAAGAAATGTGACTTATATCCTCTGTCGAATTGCATTCCTTCAACTGTTTCTAAATATGTTTCACCTGATTTAGATTCTTCAATATGCACAACTCCATCTCTACCTACTTTTTCAAGAGCTGTTGATATTAAATTCCCAATTTCAACATCATTATTTGCTGATATTGTTGCTATTTGTTGTAATTGGTCTTCAGATGATATTTCTTTAGAAATATTTTCTTTAATGGTATTTATAACTTCTTTAACAGCTTTATCAATATCACGCTTCATTTCATTAGCATTTTCCCCATTATTAAGATGGTTTAATCCTTCTTTAATTAGTTCACGTGCTAAAAGAGTTGATGTTGTTGTACCATCACCTGCTTTTTTTCCTGTATTAGTTGCTGCTTGTTTTACTAACTGAGCTCCTAGATTTCTAACTAAACCATGAACTGTTATGTTTTTAGCTACCGTTACACCATCTTTAGTGTGGGTAGGCTTATAAGTATCATCATAACCATTGTGATCAATTAATACATTTCTCCCATTAGGTCCTAATGTACATACAACAGCGTCAGCCAGGATATTAATCCCTTCCATAACTTCTGCTCTTGCTTCGGGTCCGAATTTTACTTCTTTATTTGTAAATAGTGGCATATTTCTTTATTTTTATTTGTTAATTTTAGCTAATATTTGATTTTCTGGTCCTACCAAGTACTCCTCACCTTCATAAGGTAATTTAGTAAAACCTTGAGTGGGTAGTACTACTACGTCACCTACCTTACTAATGGTTTTTACAAATTCCCCCATAAGAGTTGTTTGTCCTGGTCCAACAGATATAACTTTACCTGTTTGGTTTTTTTCATTACCCATATCTGGAACAATAATGTTACCGTGTTGAGTTTCTTCTGCTTCTATTGGTTTAACAATAACAGCATTAAATAGCGCTTCTAATTTCATAATCCTTTATAATTTTGTAGTTTTTTTAATTCAATTAATAATTCATCCCATCTAGTAATATATTCTTTTATACTCTTATAATGATCCTTTTCATTATTTAGTTTTAATGTTGCTATCTTTTGTAAAGAAGCTCCAAATGAAGAATAATGTCCTAATGGTTTTTCGTAATCTTTTCCTTCACTACCCTTCTCAAGGTATTTTTCTTGGGGTGTTACCACTTCATATACTGTGTAACAATGTGTGTCTTTCCCCACAAAATAGGGTTGCAGAATTGGGTCTGTGATTTTTGCCATATAACTTTAATTTTTATTTATTTATAACGTCAATATACGAAAAGTATCTAACTAAACCAACCTAAAGGGCGCTTAAGGTTACTTAATTTTGATTGCTTTTAGCTTAGCTTCTTTAGAAAGAGGTATTGAAATTATCAATAACCCATGTTCCATTTCAGCATCGATTTTTGTAAGGTCAAATTTAGGGGCAATTTTATATCCTAAATTAAACGATTTTCTACTTAAACCATGGTAAATATACCCTGAAAGATCTTGTTGTTCTTCCTCTTTTGGTTTTGAATAAGATATTCTTAATACATCAGATTCAATTTCAATTGAAATATCTTCTTTAGTAAGGCCCGTACATGCAATCTCGAAGTAAAGACCTTCTTGATTGTAGTAAATATCTAGTGGGTGTGGTTGTTTGGAATTTAGTGCAGGAGCGTATGCTTCGTCTGCTTTAAATAAATTTCGATATAAAATATCGAATGGTAAATGTTCTTGAAATAATGTACTCATATCATTTGGTTTTGTGATGTCTTTCGATCATCGATTAATAAAAATAAAACGTGCGCCCTTAGGTCAATTTATTATACGTATGTTAAAATTCTGTTTCTGCTTTTCTTACTACAAAATA